GACAACATCAAGACTTAAGGATCTGAAGACCCTTTATTTGAAGAAGTTAGCCGGATTGCCACCCTCTGCGTCATGGATTTCTCTTGATGCTGAAGGTATTCCAAAAGGTCCGTTTAGGCGTCTGTGGTTTATAAGACGTCCGCGGAAAGCCATTGATGCCTTAATGTGTTATACTGGCATGTGTCTTAAGAAAGATTCCAAGAAACAACGGGAAAAATTCTTCCAATCGGTTAAAGCAATTCCGGTTGCTGTGAAGCACCTTCCTTATTTGAGGGAGGCTTGCCGGGAAGTGAAGTGGCCTAATTGGCCAAGTTTAGGAGAGCGCGATTACCTATCAACGTACCCTTTTACAGGGCAGAAGAAGGTTCCTCGCGTTAAGGGTTCAGGTGTAAATAACCTGTTTGAAGTGTCTCATGAGTTAACGTACAGTATAATACGTGATCTTCATGATTCACACCCTGGTGTATTCTCCGTTTTCTTTGGTGATTTGTATCCTCACCTCTTCACTTCAAATTACTGCCTTTCAGATGAGACTTTTTACCCTTTTATAGGGCGTATTTCTTGTCTTCAAGAGAAAGGCTGTAAGGCTCGTTTCATCGCTAATCCTCTTCTTATCATTCAGTGTTGTTCCTACCCACTTGGGATCTATTTGTTTAAGGTCCTAAGAACCCTACCTTTTGATTGTACTTATCATCAAGAGGATGGTGTCAAATGGGGTCAGAAAAAACTCTCGGAAGGTCACACATTGTTTTCAGTGGACCTTTCCGACTTTACCAACAATTTTCCAAGGGATATTATTTATCGAGTACTTCACATGACTCCGATTCCATCGGAAGTGTGTGAGTTTTATTCAAATTTACTCGATCTACCTTGGGATGCGCGCTCGTTCATACAAGACGAGTGTCTGTGGGAGAAGGGTACACCATTAGGTTTATACCCCTCATTCCCAGCATTCGCACTTGCTCATGGACTTCTCCTCCGTAGTATTGAATTACGCTATGGTAAGAGAGATACCTTTCGTGTATTAGGAGATGATGTTATAATATCAGATCCTATTGTACATAAGAGGTATAAGCAATTGTTGGATCAGTTGGGTATACCTGTATCTGAGCCGAAATGCCTTTCAGGCAATGCCGGTGAATTTGCCGGTTTTATCTTTACAAAAGATTTTCGGTTTCGACCACAGAAAGTACCCTCTGACGACCTGAATGAATGGTACGTGGCACACGGTTTGTATTACGCGGATGATCCATATAATTGGGAGACGCCTAAAGATGTATTGGCGTTCTCACTCATATGTCTTCCGAAGAACGAAAATCCGAGAGGCTTGTCTTTACGGGCTCGCGCCCATTTAGCATACCTCTTTGGACTCACTTCTTTGTGCCAGGAGGACACTAGAGCCACTGGACCTTGGTCGGATTGCACGGCGAGTATATTGCTTAGGTGTTTCCAAGAACATTGGACACCGAGCACCTCGCTAAACAAACTCCGTGATCAGTGTGTAGCTTTCAGGGATAGTTTCTTTTTAAGAAACCCTGATTTAGCACCACTGATAACTCCATCGTCCAGATTGAGTTGGTTCAAGTCCCTAACAGCTGAGCTGCCAGTGTACTTGAGAGTTTTACCATCTCAGTTTAGGGTACAAGAAATCGCACGGAATGCTGTAAAGCGCTCCGTCGACCTACTTGCTTACCCTCCTGAGCAGCAGGAGTTGTTAACATCGTACCTCGAAGGGTTATTCCTCGAAGTCTATGCCTAACCCCTGC